CGGTTATAGATGACGCTGATGAATGGAGACACAGAACTGAAGATTATATGTATGAATTAGAACGTGGGGAAGAGTTTATAGTTGAGCAAATTGATAGTGGTTTAAAAGAAAAGCCCGGTTATAACCCTGCAATGCTTGAAGCCTTAAAAAAAGGTGAGTTTGAATATACGGACGCTGATGGTAATGTTGTTGATTTTCGTTATGACGTAGCAGAAATTGCAGATAATATAGCCCAAGAAGAATATCTTGATAATCCTTATATGCAGTATCGTGATCCTGACTCTGGTTACGAAATAGTTGGTAATGACGATTTAGGGTATTATATTAATACGCCAAATGGAACAAGAGTTACAGATGGAGATATTTATTCTCTGGATGAAGCAAAAGTACAAGCCGAAACACACGCCATGGATTATGGTTTTATAGAATATGAAGGTGATGCCCGATACCTAGATTATACGCAAGATGGCGGTGAGAATTATAGGGAGATACTTTTACAAAATGATAACTTTTCTGGTGATCCTGACTTGGTTTCAGCCCAAATCAAGTCGAGTAAAATCGGTCAACAGGAATTTGAACTTAGAAAACGAGTTAATGAAATAAATAGTATATCGCCACGGTTACAAATAAATATGTCTAATCATACAGATGAAGAAAAAGTATTGTACGCTGAAAAAAGAAACTTAGAAAATCAAATGAAACAACTGCGTATTGAATTTGCTGAAAATAATAAAAAGTATCCACAAGGGTCACTTGCTTCATTTAAGGACAATTCACATTTTGATGAAAATAATATTATTGCTCATGTCAGAGTGAAAGACCGAAAAGACATTAACGGTAAAAAGGTTCTTTATATTGAGGAGTTTCAAAGCGATTGGGCTCAAGCCGGGGGCGGTCGTAAAAGTGATCGTATGAGGTTTAACTCCCCAGAAATACAAGCGAACAAAGCTAAAATAAGTAGCTTAGAAAGTAAGAAACAAAAATTATCTGAAGCATTTAATAAAAAAGTTGGAGAAGGTCCGGGCTCTGTAATTAATAACGTAACTTTAGCAAATACTGATCTTGAAACTGCCCGTAGAATATATAAAGACAATCCCGGTGCTTATGACGCATTTGTTGAGTTAAAAAATATAACTGATGAAATTAATAATTTAACTAAAGAAACTCCAAATACTATTGTTCCCCGTGGTCCTCTTGTAGAAAAAACTGACCAATGGGTCCAACTGGGTTTAAAGAGAATGATCCGTTACGCTACAGAAAATGGTTATGATTACGTTGCTTGGAGCCCCGGTAAAATACAAGTGGCTCGGTGGAATGAACCCGGTCTTGAACAATTCTATGATTCAATCCTTCCTAAAAACTCCAGTGCAGTTCTTAAGAAGCTCGATAAAAAAGCCAAGGTTGAGGTAATAAAGTTACCTGTGGACGGTGGACAAGACACACTCGCTATTCCTATCACAGATGCCATCAAATCTTCCGCACCAAAAGGTCAACCTCTCTTTACTCCAATAGCTGCAACAGCCGTAGGTGGTGGTTTAGCTGCACAGTCAATGAATGAGGAGAGGCAGTAATGGTAAGTGTTTCTAAGTTAGTTGAAGCCGGAGCTAAAAAAATTGGGGGTTTTGGTGAGGAAACTTCTGCCAAAGTGTTTGGTCGTGATGCTCCTGATGATACAATTACAAAAATGGGTGATGGTGATATTCTTGTTAAATCCATGCCAGAAGAAGAAGTTGTCGAACTTAATAAAATTATAGCAGATACAGGCTACCAAGGACCTGCCCTAGACTTTGGTTTAGACTTTGCCCGTATTGGTGAAATATTTGATAGGGCTGAATTACTAGCTGACGATTCTGGTCGGCTTATTGGTAATCTTATGGAAGATATAAAGGTTCAAAACAAAGCCTTATTTAAACACATGAAACGAGACAAACAAAGTCTTGAGGATTTACTAAAACTTGCTGAAGCAGCAGGTGTTGATTCCATGATGTATAAGTTTTTAAAAATGAAACCCGGTCAAATGGCACCGCCAGAAGATGTTGTTGGTGGCATTGTAGCTATTGTGCGATTAACAAAAGAATTGGATCACGGTGTTCAACTTGCCCTTCAAGCAACAGGACCAGAAAAAGCAGCCCTTATGCAGCAAATAGCCCGGCTTGGTGCTATACAGTCAAATCTTTCTGCGAAGGTATCAGGAGTTGTTAGTGAGTATGGGCGAGGATTAGCTGTTGTTCGTAACGTACAGAAACTAGAGGGATTAAATCTTAAAAATTATTCTGAGGAATTAACTGATTATATAAAAGGTTGGGACGAAAAAAGTATTGATTTTAATACTATGGAAGAAGGCGAAATGAATATGAAGCTGTTGCAATACACGCAGCTTTCCAACCCGGCTAAAGCAAAATATGTTGAAAAAGGAGCGTGGGCTAAAAGTTATGATGTAGCAATGGAGATTTATATTAATGCCCTTCTCTCAAGCCCTGTTACGCACTTTGTAAATCAAGGTGGCAATCTGGCGTTTCAAACACAAAGACTTCTTGAGCGTGGAGTTGCCGGGGTTATTGGTGAATTTCGTTCTAAAATGATAGGCGGTGCAAACGCTGAACTTGTAACAGATCGTGTGTTTATGGGTGAAATGGCTGCTGAAGCACAAGCAATAATTATGGCTCAAAAAGAGGCTTGGACGCTTATGGGTCGAACTTTAATTACGGGCGAGTCAGGAGACTTTGCTTCTAAGATAGATTTAAAAAATAGACGGGCTATTGGTAAAGAAGACAACATTGGTAAAATTATGGAAAATGCCGGTAAAGGTGATTTCAGTGGGATGTTCTACGATGTGTTAGGTGTAGCAACCCGTATCCCCGGTAGGTTCTTAGCGTCAGAGGATGAATTGTTTAAGGTTATATCAAGACGAAGAGTGCAATACAGAGAAGCTCATAAGCGTGGGTCTATAGATTATCGTTTAGCCCTTAAAGCAGGGAAAACAAGAGAAGAAGCAAGCAACACATTTAGTCAAACTTATGCAGATGTAATGACAAATCCTTCAAGTGATGTTCTTGACATGATGGAATTAGAAGCAAAGGAAATGACGTTTCAATCTGATCTTGAAGGTATTGCTGCAAAACTTGGTGGTGTGGCTAATCTTCCCGGTGTTAAAGTTGTTGTGCCATTTTATAAAACCCCGGCAAATATTGTGCAGAACGTGTGGGATAGGTCGTTTAATGTCTTTCCAGTAGCAAGAGCCATAAAAAAAGGTATTGGTCCAAAAGGGTCCGGGGGTCGAGAGTTTGATGACGCTATGAGCAAACTGGCTACGGGTTGGGGTGTTATGTCTACGATGATGTATTTTGCTTCTGGTCAATACGGAGATGATATTATTGTAACAGGCACAGGTCCAACGGACAAAAAAGCCCGTAAGATTATGACAGATAAAGGAATACAGCCCTACTCTATTGGTATAAAAAATGATGATGGAACGTATCAAACATTTACATTTAGCCGTATGGACCCAATGTCCGGGCTTCTCGCTATGGCAGCAGACATGGCGTATTACATGAGAGACAGTGATTTATCTGAAGACCCTAAATTATATGACGCTATGATGTCAGCAGCCACATTATCTGCATCTCAATACGCAACCAATATGCCTTTTCTACAAGGGTTTGCAGAATTGATGACAGCCGTAGGGAATCCTTATGGTGAAAAAGAAGATATCATTGAACGCCTACAACTCTTTGCCGGAAAGAAAGTTGGAGATGTCGGCATGGCATTATCTGGCTCGGCTCAAGGTCGTATGACATTTGGACTTGGTACTTATTTTGCTGAACAAGCAGACATTCCTGTTATTGGGGCAACATCTTTTTCAGGAGCAATGGAACGCTATTCAAACCCAACAGCGTCAAACACTATGCTTCCTGATGAATACATATTTGGAACACACTCAACAGAACTGCACCCGTTTCTTCAAGGCTTTTATAAATCAGTCCAAGAAGCAAAAGCTCGGCATCCATCTTTCTCAGATCAATTACCACCAGGACTCGATTTCTGGGGAAATGAAAGGAAGCAAAGCAAAGGAACTTTTGAGGAATTTTTTAATCCTATTCGTACAACGCATGACGCTGAACTTACCCCTCTTGACCAAGAATTAATAAGGCTCTCTGAAGTTGATGCCGGGACGTTTTCTATGCACAAAAAATCTATAGAAGGTGTTAAACTTTCGGGTCAAGATTATAACGATTATATTTATCTTATAAATAATTACGATGAGGAAGGTCGCTTGCCGGGGGATAGAGGGTATAACCCGGAAGAAACGTTACTAAATACACTTAACTCATACATGGACCCAACAACGGATAACGGAGCTTTTTATTTTGGAGCAAGTCGAGATAAGGATAAAAACGCTTTTGATGATGAATCACGTTACAACCTATTAAGTGCAGAAGTTACACAACGCAGATCGTATGCCCGTAAGTTTATGAGGGAGAATGTAGGTAGAATTAGAGAAGTGGTCGAAGAGAAGGAGTTACTTAAAAGTGGATATTAATAATGCTTTATGCTATGTTCAAAACCTAGAAGTGAGGAATAGACTATGACTGATATTAATGCTGTAGCTCGACGAGTACAATATACCGGCAATAATCCGGCTGATGCAGGACCGTTCAGCTTCACGTTTCAGGTGAACGCAACGACAGAAGTTAATGTTTTTGTTGATGGAACTCTGAAAACGCTTAGTACTCATTATACAGTCACGTTAAGTTCAAGCGGTGCCGGATCAGTGAGCTTTACGTCAGGAAATTTTCCTACCAATTCTCAGACCGTTACAATCTCCTCTAACGTAGGACTTGCCCGGTCATCCGTTTATACCACAGGTGGTCCTCTTACGGCTGCTGCTTTAGAAAAAGACTTTGATACGCAGCAGATGATTCTACAGCAAGTTTCTCAGAAAGTGGATAGAGCATTAGCTGCCCCAGAGAATGATGCCACCTCTATTGATATGGAGCTTCCTGTCAAAGCAGATCGTTTAGGAAAATTTCTTGCATTTAATTCCACTACAGGAAACCCAGAAGTGGGTCCATCTACAACGGACGTAACCACCCTTGCGTCTGTGACAACCGACATTGCTACGCTTGCTGATATTGAAGATGGGACAGATTCGACAGATGCGATTCAAGCGGTTGCTGCAATAGCAGGGAATGTAACCACGGTTGCCGGAGTAGCGAGCAATGTAACTACAGTAGCAGGTATTTCTTCTAATGTTACAAGTGTTGCTAATGATGCAACAGATATAGGTGCAGTAGCAGGGAAAGCAACAGAAATAGGAAGGCTAGGAACAAGTGCTTCTGTTACCTCATTGGGTTTATTAGGTACTACAGCAGCAGTAGCTGACTTAGCATTATTAGGTACAACTGCTGTTGTCGAAGATTTAAATTTATTAGGTACAACTGCTGTCGTAGAAGATATGTCTTTACTAGCAACAAGTGCTGTTATTGAAGATATGGGATTACTAGCAACGTCAGCAGTCATTGAAGACATGGGTTTGTTGGGTACAAGTGCAAACGTAACAGCAATGGGAGTGCTAGGGACATCTGCAAATGTAACAGCAATGGCTACATTAAGTGCGTCAGCAGTGGTAGCGGATATGGCTTTATTAGCGACAACTGATGTAATAGCAGATATGGCTTTGCTTGCTAATTCTGATGTAATTGCTGATTTAAATACACTGGCTACATCTGATATTGTTTCTGATTTAAACACACTTGCTACTTCTGATATTGTAAGCGACATAAATACATTGGCAACAAGCGATATTGTAAGTGATTTAAATACGTTAGCCACATCTGATATTGTAACTGATATTAATTTATTAGCGACATCTGCGATTGTTGAAGATTTAAATTTACTTGCTACATCCTCTGTTATTGCTGACATGGCTTCATTAGCAGGGGGAGGTGCAAACCCAAATATAACATCTGTTACTGCTTCTGGTGCAATTACAGCAGGGTCATTTGTTATAGGCAGTGCTGATATTAATGAAAATGATTTAGAAAGTATTGATGGTATTACAGCAGGAACTGTAGCTGCAAGTAAAGCAGTTGTTGTTGATACAAATAAAGATGTTACAGGCTTTAGAAATATAACTCTTACAGGTGAATTAGATGCAGGAAGTTTAGATGTGTCTGGTGATGTTAATATAGCAGGGGAAGTGCAGACAACTAAGATTGCTTTTACAGATGGCGATGATGCCATGACAATAACTGATACTGGTTTAGTTGAATTTAATACTGGATTTAATGTTGGCTCAGATGCAAGTGGAGATATACTTTATAATAATGGTAGTAAGTATGTAAGACTAGCCAAAGGTACAGATGGTCAATCTCTTACTTTAGCTAGTGGTATACCTTCTTGGGCTTCTGGTGCAAGTGCAAGTGGTTCATCATCTATTGTAACAACAGGTGCTTTAGATAGTGGCTCTATAACATCTGGCTTTGGAAATATAAACATAGGTTCTTCTACGATTACTACTACAGGTGATATTTCAGGTGGTACTGTTAACGCAACTTCTGATACTAGTGCAGGGGATAATGCAGCTATAGGATACACTGCTGCTGAAGGTCTTATACTTACAGGTCAAGGTTCAACATCTGACATTACATTAAAGAATGATGCTGATGCTACAGTGTTTACTGTACCTACAGGAACAGATGATATTTTATTTCCTGACAATGCCAAGGCTATGTTTGGTAATAGTTCTGACCTTCAGATTTATCACTCTGGGGGAGCCTCCCATATTGATGATGTTGGAACTGGTGATTTTAAGATATCAACAGATGGGACTGGGATATATCTTAATAAAGGTGGTTCAGAAAGTATGGCATCGTTTCTGACTGATGGAGCAGTAACCCTTTATCATAACAATGCAGCTAAACTCGCTACAGAATCTGGTGGTGTAAATGTAACAGGATACCTTGATGCTGATAACTTTAAGATAAATGGTGCTCAAGGCTCAGACGGTCAAGTGCTTACAAGCACAGGCTCAGGTGTAGCTTGGGAAGATGCAAGCGGTGGTGGTGGTATGTACGAACTTGTAACAACTACAACTATGTCTGGTGCAAGTTCTGCTGAATTTACTGTGAGCTACGATAGAGATTTTTATTTTACTCTTGAAAACCTTTCTAGAACTAGTGGTACTGGTGGTATTACTCTTCAAGCAAAAGGTGCAGGAGATTCTGGTTTTGGAAGTTATGGAGATGCAAATTTCAGAGTAGCTTATTTTTATTTTACAAGTGGTGGCAGTCATGCTTCAGCAGGGTTAAACTCAACTGAAGTAACACTCTCACAAGACAATTTTTCTGAAACTAATGACGCAATTTATGGACATGGATTTATGCGTTACCATCAAGCTAATAGTAAATATGCAAAATTTGACATTGAAATTTCAAATGGAACTGGAACAACAACCGCTTTAAGAAATTATTCTTCAGGTCTAATACGAGAAACTAATCAAGTTACAACATTAAAAATTTTTCCAGCAGGTAGTGGCAATATAAATGGTATTATTCGTCAATATAGAAGGGTTCAATAAATGGCTAAACATTATAAAGATGGCGTAGAGTATACACCTGATTGGGATATTCCAACAGAAGAAGAACAAGCAGCTCTTGCATTAAAAGTTGGAAGCCAAATGGCTCGCACGAAACGTAATGCTTTACTACAAGAAACAGATTGGATGGCTAATTCAGATGTAACTATGTCAGATTCATGGAAAACATATCGTCAAGCATTGCGTGATCTTCCTGCACAATCTGGATTTCCAGATGTAGATTTTCCAACGAAACCATCTTAGGAGTTAATATGACAGATAACGTGATAAAAATTAACGGCACAGACCACGATGTAGATACTATGTCGAATGAGCAAAAACATATTATTAATCAGATTAAAGTCTGCCAAGCAAAAGTTAACAGTTTAAAAGCAGAGCTACAAATATTCGAAGTTAGTTTGCAAGGTTTTACTAATGCTTTAATTAAAAGCGTTGAGCCAGAAGAAGCTGTGGAAGCAGTAGCTAACTAAATGAAAGTTCTTGAACTCAAAGCTGCTCTGGACACGCACAAGGCTGTGTCAGAAGAGAGGTGGCTTGAGATCATTAGCCGTGTCAAACGCCTTGAGATGGTCTTGATAGGCAGTGCAGGTACAACGATAGTATTACTTCTTAGCTTGGTAATTAAAGGTTAAAGAATGGAGCCGATTTCGACAGCACTCCTAGCCCTAGCAACCGTAAGAAAGGCCATTAATGTTGGTAAGGACTTAAGCTCTGTTTCATCTGATTTGAATAAAGTTTTTTCATTTATAGATGGAGCCAAGGAAGCACAGAAGTCGGGCAATAAGAACGATCCGCTAGCCGAATTGACTTTATATTATAAAGCACTCGATATGGAGAAGACAATCGAAGAAGCGGTGTGGCAAGCCCGGGGTAGCTCGGGAGTGCGTATGCTAAAACAGTTTAGAGAGAAAGCTAAAGAACGTGAGAAAGAAGGTAGATACCAAGCCACTAAAAGAAAGAACCAAATTATAAATGCTGTTGGAATAATGTTTTCCATGGCTATTACAGGTGGTGGTGGCTACCTGATGTATTTATTCGCAATGAAATATAAGTAGGTGTTCAAAACCTAGACCTAACGATGGACCCAAAAATTATAATGTATATTACGATTGTTTCATTACTCCTAGCTTATCACCATGCAATTACATGGGAACCGAAATGGATGCTGATTAAATGACACCCGAGTATTTAGACAAATGGAGAATTATTCCCCGGCTTATTATGTTGGCTCTCATTGTTATGACATTTCGGGTTATTGAATGGTTTATTTCTCTGCCTGACCCATCACTTGAGCAAGCAGCCCTGCCCTCCGTTATGACCGGGGCTCTCACAGGAGCCTTTGCTGTGTTCTTGGGAAGTGGAAAGAAAGAATGAGTAAGGACCCAAGATTAAAACGGCTTGGATTAATGTCCTATAACAAGCCCAAACGAACACCCGGACACTCAACAAAGTCTCATGTGGTTGTTGCAAAAAAAGGCAACAAAATAAAAACAATTCGGTTTGGTCAGCAAGGAGTGTCAGGGGACAAGAAAGATACAGCCCGGTCACGTTCATTTAAAGCTCGGCATAGATCAAACATTAGCAAAGGTCTTATGTCTGCTGCTTACTGGGCTAACAAGGAGAAGTGGTAATGAGTATTATTAATAGTCTTATTGGTCCTGTTTCTGGGCTCTTAGATAAAGTCATAGAAGACAAAGATCAGAAGGCTCAGTTAGCCCATGAGTTAGCGACAATGGCTGACACCCATGCACAACAAGCTCTCTTGGCACAATTAGAAATAAATAAAGAGGATGCAAAAGGAAACTGGTTTCAATCATCGTGGCGACCCGCAACCGCTTGGGTCTGTGTCCTTGGTTTTATGGTAAATTTTTTAATCGCTCCACTTGCTGCCCCTTTTAATATCGAAATCCCTCAAGCGGATACCTCAGTCATGCTCCCGGTTCTTATGGGAATGCTTGGATTGGGGGGACTTAGAACCCTAGAACGTGTAAAGAAAGTAGGAAAATAACATGGCAAAAAAACCCGGTTTATATGCAAACATTCACGCAAAGAAAAAAAGAATAGCTGCCGGTTCAGGCGAGAAAATGAGAAAGCCGGGAAGCAAAGGAGCCCCGACTGCTAAGAACTTTAAGCAAGCTGCAAAGACTGCAAGCCCTCGTAAGAAACGCTAATGCAAGAGAACTTTGACAAAGCATTAGAAATGCTCCTGCATCACGAAGGTGGTTACGTTAATCATCCCCGTGATCCGGGCGGTGAAACGAATCTTGGTGTAACACGAAACACATATAGTAGTTGGGTTGGTCGAAGTATTAAGGATGGAGAAATGAAAAAACTTACTCCAACTGACGTTGCCCCAATTTATAAACACGAATATTGGAAACGATTAAAGTGTGATGATTTACCACCCGGTCTTGATTTTTTCTGCTTTGATTGGGGTGTTAACTCTGGCGTAAGTCGCTCTGCAAAAGCATTGCAGGGCATTATTGGAGTTGAACAGGATGGTGGGATTGGACCGCAAACTCTCAAAGCATTGGCTGAACATAATACAGCAGAAGTCTTAATTAAGATGCACGACAAGCGTCAGGGCTTTTATGAAGGTTTAAAAACATTTGATACGTTTGGAAAAGGTTGGACTCGTCGTAACAAAGAAGCGTTAGAACAAGCCCAACAGTTAATGAGTTAAATATCTTTTAAGATTCGGATCATACGCATACCACCCGGCCGACGCTCAATGAATCCTTTTTCTTCTAACGCTTTAAGACACTCTATGATTACAGAGTCGCTTTTGATTTTCATGTCAGCTTTAATCTCTCGCTGCGTCGGCATGAATTTATGTTTTTTATAATATTGCTTTAACGATTTAAACACCGACATTTGCCGTGGAGTTAGCGGAAAATCACTCATTATTACATCACTCATTATTAAAGTTCTCCTCTAATTTCATAAGTTTATTATAAAGTTCTTCATGATCTTGTTGAAGTTCATCCCACGCAGCTTGGTTTACAGATCGAAAAGCAATAAGTTTTTCTGCTTTAGACACTTTAGTTAGTTTTTTTGCTGAAATAATTTGGTTTGCCATGGCTTCATAACCATTAGCCCACGTTTCAGCGTTGTTAACCACGATAGAGTCTTTACCCGGCACATGAATTACCCAAGGCTCTTCTGGCTTTGACTCTATAGCTTCCATTTTTGGGGGTTCTAGGGTCGGTTGAGTGTCCGGGTAGTCTTGGGCTTCCTCGGCAGTAATAACGCCCCCCAGTACGTCAGGAAATGCGTCTCTGAGACAAAACCCTCTGGCTCTCATTTGCAACATCCGATCTGGATAGGCTTGCCACGGTCCCCGGGTTGTTAAGTTTGCCTTCTTTGCTTGAAACCAAGAGAACGATCTTTCAATCTTTTCAATTACATCGCCATTTTTACGAGTCGCTATACAGGTAGCCGTTCTTTTATCTCCCTCACCCGTTACAGTCTCGTCAATTCCAAGACACTTGGGAGAAGATCGAACCATACCGAGCATAGCGTCCCCCCACACAGAGGGTTTGCCATTGATAACCGTTATGTTCTGCATGGCTTGAAAAGGTGACAAGCCCATCGACATCCCGGCATTAATTGCCACAAAGACATTGGCAGGTTTTCCCACGTAGTCTTTTGGAATGACAGTCGAGCTTGCAAGCATTTCGCTGATCTGCATGGCTTCTGATATATTTGTAGGAACAAGTGCGTTTTTCATTTTCTCACCTCTATACTAAATCGTCGATGTTGCGTTGCCGGTTTTGCCGGGACAGTTTTCTCTGGCGTGGCTTTGCGTTCCACAACAGGATAGTTAATTTTATAATCACCAATTTCAGCGTACTGAGCATTGTGGGCTTCAAGAACTCCGACCAAAACATTCTTTGCGTTTGTCTTTTCTTCAGTCCACTTGTCCACTTCAGACTCGCATTTGTGATAATTGTCGATGCAATCAAGAACAGACTTCTTAGAATTAAGACGATCCAAGTTAATCGTTTCCGGCTTACTATCTTTTTTCTCAGGATAAGGAATGTTGTGTTTTACCCGGTGCCAAAAGTCTGTCACTCGTTCTTCAATTAATTTACAAAGCTCCTTATCTCGTTTGTAAGGATATAAAGTAAACTTCAAGCCTTTGGACAGCACAGCAATCACACCAAAGTCAGCACCCATGCACTTCATCTGCACGTTTAACTGTATAATATAATCGTACTTGGGTGGTCCATCTGATGTACCATCTGTTTTAATCTCTAATGGTATCTCGCCCTTCATTGCGAAATCATCCCCCATGGGATTTGGTACCGTTAATTCACCACCCACAATTAAAACTTTATGATCACAACTTGCAGCCAGTTTGTACTCCGGCAGCCGATCAGCGTCTTCAGGCTCAATCCCATTGACCATCACATTTGGACCACACATAGATTGCAGTTCATCCATAGCCCAAATCTTCAATGCCGGCTCAAGTCTATTCCCACGTTCAATAGCAGCTTTATTAAAATAGGTTGAAGACTTTAAACCTTTCTTAGCATTTAAAACTAACTGGCGTATATCCTCGGCTACGGTTCCAAACGCCCCTTGATCTAAAATTAATGGTGCTACTTTACTTGCACCCAACTCAACAGAATCATCACTCCATTTCATGTAAATGACCTCCATTTGCTAGAGGTTATAGATACATTTTGAACGGCATAACAAGAATCAGTTATTGTACAACCAAACCAAAGTGATAGTATAAGAATCAGAAAAATGCCGAGAAGAATAATTGCTTCTATGCACAGGACAAACAGTCCAATTAGTGAAAGACTAATTAATTTAGATTGATAGGTCTGATAACGACCTGTCATAATATATATTATGCGACTACTAGAGTCATACAGATTGCTAAGTATATGTTTCATATATTTTTTCCCTATTTTTAAACCCCTGTTCATAACCTTATCGGGGTCACCATTTTGATACAAAAGCCTAGAATACCCGTCTAAGCCGTGAATATAATTTATCTTACACCCTTATAAGAGCCATCCGCACCCCAAAAACCATTTGGACTTGCTTCACCTTTAAGGCGTTGTCCTGTGGAAGTTGCAAGCTGCTGTGCAAAGTAAACTTTATCAATGTCTGAGCGTTTGCTATCCCGAAAGATTGCATTTAACTCTTTAGCAAGGTGACGAAACGCAACGGCTGCATTTTTAATATGAGGTGTACTCGTTAAAGGCACAGTAATTCGGCTTGCGACTCGCATCCCACGGTATCGCAAATATTCTGCATCATTTATTATCTGTCGTACATAATTTTGTTCAGTCATTTTTCTCTCCTTTGTTAATGACGTTACTTTCTACAAGTTTATCAATTTCACTTGCAGTATCTGGCCCGAATTTTCGTATTCGTTTGACCAAATTATAGACCGTTGATGCACCCCATTTTCCCCCTCTTTGGGTAGGATACATAACGGATTTCGCTTCAAGATAGTCTGCCATATCCCGAAAAGTAAACCCTCTTCTCAAAAGGTCCAAGATTACAGGACGCATCATATCGGCAAAATAGTCGGCTTTAGATTGTACTTTTTGAGAGGAAGCAGCCCGGGCTTTATCCATGTTTTTATTGCCCCCCAACTGCGTGATGGTCTTGCCCTCTTTTGTTATATAGGACCCCTTCTCGGCTATCTCTTGATTAATACGATCCAATGCCTTTTTGGTACGCTCTTGTATTTTCTCACGTTCAAATTCAGCAAACATAGCTTTCATATGCAGTCGCATTTTATCCTCTGAGATTGTAGGATCATCGCAGCAGACAAACTTCACCTTGCCCTTGGCTACGACCTGATCGAAGAACTGCAATGTTTCCCAAGCCTTACGACCAAACCGGTCGAGCGTTGCAACAATAATGGTCCCTTTCGCAGCTTTCGCATCTTTAATGCACTGGTGCAGCCCCGGACGCTCTCTGAGAGCTATAGAACCTGAGTACCCGGAATCCTCGTACCATTTTACTTTATGATCCCCACCGTTAAGCCACTTTTCAATGATATGACGGTTGTTAATGGTATCCTGTTTGTCGGTACTGACCCGGACATAAGCGAAATACTCTGTGTCGTTATGTTCTTGCCCGGCTGTATCCCTAATTTTAAGAGCCATCACTTTTTCCCCTATATATATTATGCGACTTTTCTTTTTTGATATGATTGTCGAGAATTTTCTGAGCTTTCTTTTCTGCTTTATCAAAAACGTCTGAAACCACTTTATGTATATCTTGGTATGGGGTTCCTTTTTTAGATTTTCCATAGAAAGACACTGCATCCCGTACATAATAAAATTCAGTATCAGACAGTTTAGGTTTGTAGCGTTTAGATATTTTATCAAACTGCCTTATTTCTTTTTTCGTAACCATTATCGTTTCCCCTGTGCTTTCTCAAAATGGTTGTCGAGATACTCTATGAGGTACTTGGCGTAGCCAACAAGAAAGTCGTAACCATCAAAGGTGAACTCATCCCTGCCCTCGCTGATGGCCTGTGCATAGCTGTCCTTGAGCCGAGCCAAGCGATCCTTGCTAAATGTAAGTGTTTCCGTTGTCATAATGTATCCCTCTTTCAATATTCCTATTATTCTCTCTATACAGATAGCATAACGATATCATATGTTCAAGACCTAGATGGTACTTTTTTATGAACGGAATAGAAATGTTGGTCCCTTTATACATACGAATCGAAGAAGATTTGCATAAGAAACTCAAGCAAGTTGCTGAAAATGAACGACGATCTATGGCAAGCCTTGCACAAGTGTTACTCAAACAATCTCTTGAAAACCCGGAGCCAAAAAGACGCAAAACGGCTATAAATGACGTAAATGACGCTGTGGAAAGGATGCTTGGACAATGACAGAGTTGCAAGTTATCAGGGCGACAATCCCTGTTCAGTACAAGAAAGTTCAAGAGGCGATGATCCAGTACAAGCGGTGCCAAAATCTTAATATGTTGGTGCGAAAGGAAAAGGACATGAAAGAATTGTTTCGATTGATTGAAGAAGAACTGAAGCTGTCTTGCAAGTTCAACAGCCGACGACAAACCGGGTCAATCGAATGAAGGAAACGGTGATTTATGTGGCTATGATTATGATGGAGTTTAACGACGAAGCGGTCTGTAATGCTTTTTATAAGAACTACAATACCACGCCCGGACACACACCTTACTGTGCCATGATTATTCGTTACGACGAGGAGCGAGATTTATCAGTTGGCACGTTTGACCACGTTACTCCGCCACCTCTTCCAAGACCACAGGGATTATTTCCGTGAAGTTTACTCATAATAAATACCGGGCGATTAAAACCACTCTTGATGGCATTACCTTTGACTCCAAGAAGGAAGCTAATCGCTATGCGATTCTTAAACTGAGAGAAAAGACAGGCAGTATCAGTCATTTGGAATTGCAGCCACAATTTAAAGTAGAAATTAATGGGAGAAAGATATGCACATACCGGGCAGATTTTCAGTACATCGACAAGAATGTGAAGGGAGTAGACGGTCAATTCGGAGCCATGGTGGTCGAGGATGTGAAGGGAGTGAAAACCCCGGTTTATCGGCTCAAAAAGAAGTTGGTCGAGGCGTATTTCCCGGGGACAATCATCACGGAAGTATAGATATTGAAGAGGTTATTGTGGTGTTTGAAATCATTACTGGTGCCGAGTTTAATGCGTTTCGAGATCAAAAGAGAGCCGATCAACATAATGTTGTGTTTAAGTATTTGTACGCAGCCCTCGCCCGGCATTTCAGGTTTAGCTTTCCCCAGATTGGACGTTCTTTGCACCGGGATCACACTTCTGCTATCCATTATCTCAAGAGGCATAATGTTCTGATGAATGAAGACGAGGATTACGCATCACATTATAAAAACCTAACCTACCATGCCGAAGTCTTATTGGTGAAGTAACATGAATGTTGTCTATATGAGAGATAAAGATATCCTAGAAGAGCGTAAGAAAGCCCGTGAGGAAATCACAAAGCCGGACGCAGAGTACAACACGGCAACCAATGATCGAACGGCACCGGCTGCGTACTTTATAGGACCATCCAGAGCCATTGCTGATGCAAGGTTTCGCAACCATAGTTCCACGTTTCTCATGCTCTGTGCTTTGGCTTTGTATGCCAATAAAGCCGGGACCTTGTTTCCCAATCAAAAGACAATCGCAGAGCTATTAGGGAAGACACAGCAAGCGGTCAGTCGGCAAATGAAGCTGCTTGAGGAATGGGGATATGTGAAGAAAATAGGACAGCAGAATAGATTACGGAAGGTCGGAAGAAAGGGAGCCACATGGAGAATCATCTACGATCCCGGTGTCAGTGATGAAGAATTAACGAGTAAAATGGTAAACAAAGTTGAGTACTTAGAAACACAGGAAGCGAGTGAAACAATGAAGAAGTTATCCACAGTTGCACAACATCAGGTTGTTAAACCTACTGCTAAAAAGAGACAAAAGAAGGAGAGTTATACAACATCTAGAGGTTGTATGAGTGAACAACAACGTGAGGTTGTAAGTAACGTATTATCTAACGACAATACTAATACTAAAGAGATTTCTAAAGAAATGGTAAAATGGTACATTACGACATTAGATTTACAGCTAGGCACAAGAGGACAGTTCAGGTGGGACGAAAGGCAAGAGGCAATCGCAGAGGACATAGCAAGCACTGGCGTAACCTTGGACCAATGGAAGAAAGAGATACTTCAGTCGATCATGTGGTACAAGAAGGAAGAGAAGCAACCACCCTTCTCACTTGCGTTTTACAAGGATGCATTTAACAATAAGCGTTAGTGTTCAAAACCTAGATGTTCGTTATACACTTTGAACACAGTACAAATAAAGGGAGATAGCTAGGGCGTAGGAATAAAAAAGAAGGGCAGCCCACCCTTACGAAAAAGGCACTTATGGGGGGCTACCCCGTCGTGCGTATAGAGGGGTACCTCACAAAACTTTTTTCAACTTTCAGGAGAGACAAATGGCGAGTTATAATAAAATTACAATCATGGGGAATTTGGGTCGCAGTCCAGAAGTTCGGACGTTTCCTAGCGGTGGTCGTATTGCTGAATTAGCAGTGGCAACCACCGAGCGATGGAAGACAAAGGACGGTGAAAGACAGGAGCGTACCGATTGGCATAAGGTTGTCATTAAGTCGGATGCTTTGGTTGGGATTGCTGAGAAGTATCTGGAGAAAGGGTCAACGGTTTTGATTGAGGGAACGATGACCATGAGAAAGTATACCGGCAAGGATGGCACGAATAAGATTGCTGCTGAGATTGTGATTGGCAATTACGGGGGATCACTGGTTCTGTGTGACAAGGCAAAGGAGCAATCGAGTCCAGGGGGCTCCTTTTCATCGCCCTCTTTAACGCCTGATCGTGCAGCCGAGCCTGTGCCGGGCAACCATGATTTAGATGATGAAATACCGTTCTGATGAGTAGGATTAAGGGATTTGGCGGTATTCGTGAGATTAATCGCAGAATAAAAGGCAGTGATGTTATTGTTGATAACAGGGACGCATTAGCAACCGAGTTGATTAATTTGGGAACAAGTAAGATCACAGATATTCTAACGTGGAATGAACAGGGTGAAGTGGATGTAAAAGCCAGTAAGGATATTCCAGATTATGCCCTTTCTGCGATAAAAAAAATAAGAGTGTTACCCGGTCAGGGCTTGGAAGTTGAAATGGTTGATAAGGTCAGAGTGCTGCAAACTCTTGCCAAGTCAGCCGGACTTCTTGACCGGGAGCAAAACGCCAATCGACCGGCTGTTGTAGAAATACAAATGCTTGGTCCAGAAGGAGAAGCCCCATCAAAAAAGAAAGGCAAGAGCAAATGAAATACAACGATCGTTTTGACAACTTAATTTTCAAAGAGTTAAAAATAAAAAAAGGTAATGTGTATTCTTATTTAGATGACGATGAAAAACACTGGCTGATTGAGGAAGCTGTAAAAATGAACAAGTGTGATGTCGGACAGGTGATTGCATCTATTGTTACGGATGCCTTTGTCGAAGAAAAAGAAAAACTTTTAGCAGCGAGGGTCTATGAGTAATCAATTTCCAAAAGCGATGAAACTGGATTTTAGCAATTCTCCGCAAGTCTGGAAGTTTCTCAAAGATAAATCTTTTGTTCGAGGGCTCATGGGTCCTGTGGGATCGGGCAAATCTTACGCCTGTGCTTCCGAATTAATGAAAATTGCTGTGGAACAAAAGCCTTCTATTCGTGATGGCATTAAATATTCAAGGTTTGCAATAGTAAGAAACAGCTATCCCATGCTTAAAACCACAACGCTTAAAACATGGCTTGAGTTATTTCCCGAGGAAACGTGGGGACCTGTAAGATACGCACCGCCAATCACCCATCACTTAAAACTACCAAGTCGTGAAGGGGCTGCCGGGGTTAATATGGAAGTTATCTTCTTAGCTTTGGATCAACCTAAAGATGTGAGAAAATTATTGTCTCTCGAACTTACCGGGGCTTGGGTAAATGAAGCAAGAGAACTTCCCAAAGCTGTAATTGATGGTTTAACGCATCGAGTGGGACGATATCCTACAGAAGCGGATGGGGGCTGTACATGGCGAGGGGTTATCATGGATACAAATCCTATGGATGATGATCATTACTGGTATAAACTTGCCGAAAAAGAAACGCCAAAAGGTAAATTTGCGTGGAAATTCTTTCGTCAGCAAGGCGGTGTTCACGAAGTTTCTCTGGATAAAGTTCCATCCGATATGCCCGAAGCTCAAGGATTTATTCATGCTGCCGGCAAATGGTGGCAAACTAACCCTAAAGCTGAAAACTTATCCAATTTACCGGGCGGTTATTACGAACAGCTTTTGGGCGGTAAAAATCTTGATTGGATACGCTGTTATGCGGAAGGAAAATACACTTATGTTCAGGAAGGACGCTCCGTTTGGCCTGAATATGACGATAATTTAATGTCTTTAGACCTTGAGCCAGAAAAAAATGTACCCATTCAGATTGGTTTGGACTTTGGATTGACCCCGGTTGCTGTCTTTGGACAGAGATTGCCCAATGGTCGATGGCATATTCTCCATGAAGTTGTGACGTTTGACATGGGATTGGAACGATTTTGCCATATTCTCAAAGCAGAACTGGAAACATACTTCCCAAAAATGCCTGTAATGATTTGGGGCGATCCGGCAGGGTCCCAAAGAGATGCAATCTATGAAACAACCGCTTTTGACCACTTAAAAACACATGGATTAATGGCTCGTCCCACTGCATCAAACGATTTTAAAGTGAGAAGAGAAGCCCTTGCATCTCCTATGGGACGATTAATTGAGGGCAAACCCGGCTTTATGGTCAATAAAACCTGTGTTCGATTGCGAAAATCACTAGCCGGGGGCTATCATTTCAAGAGAGTGAGTATTGGATCAGGCGTTGAGAGGTTTAAAGACAGCCCAAACAAGAACGAACACTCACATATTGGCGATGCTGCCGGGTATTTATGTCTAGGCGGTGGTGAACACCGACGATTGGTGCGAGGATCAGATACGTCCTTTTCCAAACCTGTCTATGCCGGGCTTGATTTTGATGTTTTCGCCTAGACAAATGGAAAAAGCTATGGGTCTGGACGGTATTTCCAACCGATTAATTCCTTTTCACCCTCATCATCCAACGCTTATGACACTCCGAGAGATTGATCGACCTGTATTTGAAGGCAATAACTTTGAATTTGTTAAAGAAGGACAGGCGTGGACAGGCATTTCTAAAGATAAACTTTATGTTTCCTTTGGGTTTCACCTTCTTTGGACAGGCGTTGCCGAAGCATGGATGATCCCGGATGCAAATTTAGGTAAAAAACGACACGTTTGGCACCGGGCAAGCCTTAAATGGTTTGATTTCATAGCCAAAGAACTTAAATTGTGGCGGTTTCAAGCCCATGTTTGCTCCGACAATTCTCTTGCAGACAGGTGGATATCCTCTGTGCTATTTAAAAAGGAAGGATTGTGTAAGCGATATGGTCCCGATTGCAGGGACTACGCCATTTATGGAAGGTTATTTTAAACTTTGAATAAGCCAAACGCTCCAAACCCGACCTTTACCTCGGCTTCCGGCAATAAATTGGTGGATACAGGGAAGTATTGGTCGATTGAAACGCCTGATGGTACGCAAATAAGCACAGGTCGTACAAAACTTACTGCAGCACAAGGCGTTTTATCTGGCTTTGAAGAAATTGAAACCGCTGTTGAGGGCGGTGCAACTCTTACAAATGATCCTCTTACGGATGAGGGAAAGAATTTTGGCACCACGCTATCCAATGATCAAACTGTTGATTTAGGCAAAACAAAACGAGGGTTAGCGTCTGGGCTCATGGACGAATACAGAGATTACTTTGGGGATATTGACGCAACATCCGATCAAGTTGCTTTAAATACCGGGTCATCTTCAACAAATGATACCCTTCAAAGTGACGGTACATCCAATGTCAGCGATAATGCTGCTGCTATTGCTGCTGCTAATGCTGCTGCTGCTTCAACCTTTACGGCTCCCTCTAATGCAAGTGCGGTCACAGGGGATGGCGATAGCGTTCAAGAGATTGTTGATTTCTCAGTCCTTGAGGGACAGGGATATTCCGATGAAGAAATGATCCAGAAAAAACAGGAAATGATTGCCGAAGCGGAACGACGTAAACAAATACGCCAGATGATATCTCGAAACAGATTGAGACGTTTTGGTGGTCAAAGGCTTCTTATGTCACAAGATCGGTTTAGCCCCGGCTTGGGCGTGTCTGATTTCGGAGCATCAACATCTGGTGTTCGTTTTAACCCAAGGGAAGGATAAGTTTATGCCAAAAGGTATGGGAACGTACGGAACAAAAAAAGGCAGACCCCCTAAAAAGGGTACGAAAAAATAAATGCCAAAGGTCATGTATAAAACCAAAGAAGGCATGAAAACAAAACATTTTGCTTACACCAAACAGGGTGTTGAAGATGCTAAGTCTTTTGCCAAATCGACCTCGGGCAAAATTGCTATGAAGGCTTATGGTAAAAAGAAATGAAATTAAAACCTGAAACGATTAAAAAACGGTATGAGGCAGCAACCTCAAAAAAAGATCAATGGCGGTCTATTTACGAAGATGCCTATCGTTACTGCTTGCCCAATAGAAATCTCTATGATGGGTATTACGAAGGGGATGTTCCGGGTCAGGATAAAATGTCGAGGGTTTTTGATAGCACTGCTATTCAATCCACGCACCGTTTTGCTAATCGACTTCAGTCTGGTATCTTTCCTCCCATGCGAAACTGGTGTCGGTTAGCACCCGGTAAATCAATTCCGGCAGAACGGCAAGTTGAAATTCAACGTGTTCTTGATGATTATACGACCAAGATGTTTGGCGTTCTCAGGCAATCGAACTTTGATATGGCGATGGGTGAGTTTCTTCTTGAACTGGCAATCGGTACGGCTGTGATGCTGATACAGCCCGGTGATGAAGTGCAGCCTATGCGATTTACCTGTATTCCAACTTTTACGGTGTGTTTTGAAGAGGGTCCTTTTGGCACCGTGGATAAAGTGTATCGAAAAATTAAGAAGCCTTTTAATGTTTTGGATCAAGAATACCCGGACATCGAAATACCAAATGAAATTGCTTCTCGGTATAAAGACTCTGAAAACGATAAAATAACGCTGATTGAATCGACCTATTACGATAAAACAAAGGGTATGTATCATTATCAAATCATAGATGAATCCGGGCAACATGAATTGCTGCACAGAGAACTCACATCCTTTCCTTGGGTTATCGCCCGGTATATGGTGGCTTCTCAAGAAATCATGGGGCGAGGTGTGTGTTTGACTGCCCTGCCCGACATTAAATCTTTAAACCGAGCCATAGAACTAACCCTTAAAAATGCTTCTCTATCAATCGGGGGAGTTTTTACGGCAAGCGATGACGGAATCTTAAACCCATCGACAATACAAATTCTTCCCGGTGCAATCATACCCGTTGCCCGAAACGGGGGTCCTCAAGGTGCTAGTCTTGCTCCACTACCACGTTCCGGGGACCCTCAACTCTCACAAATTGTGGCAAACGATTTAAGAATGTCTATTAAGAAAATTTTACTAGACGAAGATTTACCGCCTGAAAATATGTCAGCACGATCCGCAACGGAAATTACAGAGAAAACCCGTCAGCTTGCTCAAAACTTAGGGGCAGCATTTGGTCGGCTCATTAATGAAACGATGTACCCTGTTGTCAGGCGAACTTTAGAAACAATGGATCAAATGGGAATGATTGATTTACCTCTCCGAGTGAATGGCTTGGAAGTAAAAGTTGTCCCGTCGGCTCCACTTGCCCAAGCTCAAAATATGGCAAAGGTGCAAGAGGTTATGCAATTTGCTCAGATTGCACAGGCAGCAGGTCCAGCAGGGCAGTTTGTGTTAAAACAAGAAGCTGTACTTGATTATGTGGCAGAACAAATGGCGGTTCCCTCTGAGCTTATAACAACTCCACAAGAACGGGTTGAAATGCAAAAACAAGCTATGGCTCAAATGCAGCAGCAAATGCAAATGCAGCAACAGCAAATGGCACAAGGGGGGCAAGGTGGACCCAATCCTGAAGCACCACTTCAATAATATTATTAATGATAAGATCATTATGAACAATGGTACAATGTCTACTGTTGTTACAAGAATAGATGAAATTGATAAAAAACAAATTGTTTATCCGACTCTTTGGGAAGGTCAGGTTTTACCAACAAACCAAGCCTTAAAGAAGTCTTTAGATACAGGAACTTTTGTTGCTTTTGACAGTCTTGAAGAAGCACAAGCCTACGATAAAGCTATCCATGATTATAACCTTAAGCCTGTCAGTAAAGAACAGGCAAAGCAAATGCTAAGTCGTGCAGTCAAACGACCACTAATGAAGGAGAGAAATATTGGAAACGCAAGCCCAACAAATTAGATCAATCAATACGCCCGGGTGGGATGGCTTGGACGCAACACCACAGGATATTAAAGTTGAACCTTCTCAGCTTGATAAATCCTATCAACGATGTTTTGGAACAGAAGATGGACAGAAGGTTTTAGAACATCTTATTTCTGTAACAATCAATAAACCAAGTTGGATACCGGGAGCTAAAAAAAGCTATGGGTATTACAGCGAGGGTCAAAATTCAATAGTCTGGGATATTCAAGGACGGATAAGGAGAGCAATCAATGGCTGAAGAAGTAAAAGAAGAAACGCAAGGATTAATGGCTGAACATAAAAGTGAAGAAACAGAGTCAGATACACAAGAAATGGTGCATAAAGAACCGGCTGTTGAGCCTGACGAAGTTGAGTTTACACGCCCGGAATATTTGCCGGAAGAATATTGGGATGCCGATTCAGGTCCTAAGATTGAAGCCTTAATGGGTGAATTTAATAAAACAAAAAAATCTTATTCTGAGTTAAGAACAAAAATGAGTCGAGGTGAGCATAAGCCCCCCGAAGTTTATGAAACAAAAGACCTTGGTGAGTTTGCACCCGACGATCCCCTCTTAGCAAGCTATCAGGATTGGGCAAAAGAAAACATGATTTCACAGGAAGCCTTTAACAAGTTAGGGCAAAAATTTGTAGAAATACAAAACTCTCAGGTGAATGATGCCCAAATTAATATTGCGACGGAAAAAGCAGCGTTAGGTAAAAACGCAGATGATATCATAAAATCCAATGTGCAATGGGGTCGAGGACTTGTAAACAAGGGTGTATTCACAGAAGATGACTACCAAGAACTTGAAGTTCTCGGTGGTACAGCAGCCGGTCAACGATTGCTGCAAAAAGTTCGTGGGCTTATGGGTGAAAAAGAAATCCCGGTTGCTTCTGTGTCAGGTCAGGCGTATGACAAATCCGAATTGTTTGCACTGGTTCAAGACCCAAGATACCAAACAGATGCAAAATACAGAAATTCTGTAGAGCGTACATTTCAAGAGACTGTAAAGTAGTTCAAGACCTAGAAGATACGTTTAGGTTGACGAAACACATAATGTTGTGGTAAGCGTTAGATGAACGACAAGCCATAGAGCCCGTTCTGGCTGTAAGAAATTACACGTTGCGTTACGCACAACGAAGTCAGAGTCCGGATCACTCCGATAAACTCAAGGCGTTAAACCTTTGTTTTAATTAGAGGAGTGTCACAATATGGCAACCACACTATCAGCGGCTTTTACAACGCTATTTGAAGCGGAAGTACACCAAGCCTATCAGGGTACTGCAATGTTACGTGCAGCCTGTAGAATGAGAACAGGTGTCGAGGGATCATCTGTAAAATTTCCAAAACTCGCAGCAGGGACCGCATCTGAGCGTACACCATCCACCCCCGTTGTACCGTTAAACGCTACGTTTTCAAGCGTCGAAGCAACGATGTCTGACTTTGTAGCAAGTGAATATTCAGATGTATTCAACCAAGCAAAAATTAACTTTGATGAACGACAAGAACTTGCTCAACTTATTGGTTCAGCGATTGGTCGAAGAGAAGATCAAATTATTCTTGATGCTCTTGCAGCAGCGACAGCCGGAACCACCGTAGCCAATACGGTTGTCACCACCGGGTCAGCTTCTGCCTCAGATTTAAACGTGGGAAAAATTATTGCTGCTGCTAGAGCCTTAAATGCAGCGAATGTTCCTTCAGCAGATCGTCATCTTGTTATTCACGCAAATTCACTCGCTTCTTTGCTTGGGGATGAAAGAGCCGTAAGTGCAGACTTTGCACAACTTCAAGCGTTAAACCGTGGAGAAATTAATTCATTTATGGGCTTTACCGTACATATGATGGGTACAAGAGCCGAGGGCGGTGTTCCGATTGATGGTTCAAATGATCGAACCTGTTATGCGTTTCATAAATCCGCAATCGGTTGTGGTGTTGGAATAGCACCAAAAATCGAAGTGAATTATGTACCGCACATGACATCGTTCTTGGTCACAGGAATGTTAAGCATGGGTGCCATATCGGTTGATCCAAATGGACAGGTTGATTTGACCTGTCGTGAATCTTAAAAAGGAGAATGAAGAATGGCATTTGATCGAACAAATTGGGGCGTTATTGGTAACGAAGCAAAGTCAGGAACTTCTCCTGTTATGTGGGGTTATAAAACGACGGACGCTAAAACGGACGTAGATGCAGCCGGGTATTTCAATAGCGTTGCAGAAGATGTGACAGTTGGTGATATTATTTACTCTTTCGCATCCACGGGTGGTACGGCTACAGCGTCTTTTCACGTTGTTGTTAGCAACGCTTCTGGTGTTGTTGACGTAGGCGATGCAAACGCAATGGCAGTAACCGACTCAGACTAATATTGACGGGGGCGTTCTCGCCCCCCTCACCCATTTAATAGGAGAAGAGAATGGCAGCAGGTGATACAGATGTTTCAATATGTTCCCACGCACTGCTGCTTCTTGGCTCCTCAAGCATAACATCTTTTGACGATGGCACAGCCGGTTCAGGTGCTGCGTCCAAAATTTACCCGAAAGTTAAATCTTCTACTCTTGGAATGTACCCTTGGACCTTTACATTACGTAAAGTTCAACTTGGACAACTTGCTGATGCTCCAACAAATGTGTGGCAACACGCCTATCAACTCCCGGCAGATATGATTACGGGTGTACCAAGAAAGGTGTTTTCGTCAGGAAATGTAGGAGCCCCGGTATTTAAAGACTATGAAATACAAGCGGATCAACTTCTTACAGATACCGCAACAATTTATGTTGATTATCAACAAACCGTAACCGAACCGGCAATGCCGGAATACTTTGTAAATCTTTTGGTCTATCAAATGGCGTGGCATTTAGCTGAACCTGTGACGGACCAAATTACAAAAGCTGAATACTGGCGTGGTATTGCTATGGGAACAGTACAAGAGTCTGGTCGTGGCGGTTATTTTAGAACGGCAACAAACATAGATTCTTCCGGGCAATCGACACAGGTTATTGGGGATTATTTACTGACGAGCATACGATGAGTAGAACAACAATATTTCAATCTGACTTTACAAGTGGGGCTCTTGATCCTCTGGTTCTTGGTCGTATTGATTTAGAACAATATTCAAAAGGGTTAGAAAAAGCACAGAATGTTGTCGTGCTTCCGCAAGGTGGTTTTGAGCGACGACCGGGTTTGAGGTTTATGCTTGATCTTACCTCACATTTGGGCAGTGGAATTACGGCACAAGCCGGTATCAGACTTATTCCTTTTGAGTTTTCAACGACGCAATCCTATATGCTTGTGTTTGTAAAAAATGGAACCGGGTCATCCAACAATGTTCGGATGTTTGTCTATAGCAATAAGGCTCAAGTGACAGCTATTAATGGGGGTTCAGATGACTACCTTCAAGTGTCCATGGGCGATATTGATTTATCGACCTTAAATTTTACGCAATCTGCTGACACGTTGATACTTGTGCAAGAAGACATGGCACCTATTTCTATTGTCCGTGGTGGAAGTACAAGCACTTGGACAGCTGCAACAATATCTTTAACCATACCAAAACACGCATTTACAGTAGGAACGACGCAGATTTCTGGCAATGTCACACCCTCGGCTGTTGATGGAAGTATAACTCTTACCTCTGCCGGGTCTTCTTTTACGTCTTCTCATGTCGATCAATTTTTTACCCGTGACGATGGATTTGGTCGTGTCAGAATTGTGCAGTTTGTTTCAACGTCTGAAGTTATTGGCGTAACCGAAGTACCCTTTCTCAACACATCTGCAATCGCTGACAGTCTTCATCACATTGAATCGGGCTATGAGGATGCGTGGTCATCTTCCCGGGGTTATCCTCGCTCTTGTGTTTTCCACGAAGGTCGGCTTTATATGGGGGGTTCCAAGTCCTTACCTAACACACTCTTTGGAAGTAAGGTTGGAGATTTTTTTAACTTCAGGCAAACGCATGGTTTGGACGATGATGCTATTAAAGCAACGCTTGCTTCAGATCGAGTTAATGCGATTGTTGGATTGTTTTCTGGCCGTGATTTACAAATCTTTACAACGGGTTCTGAGTTCTTTGTGCAGCAAGCCGAAGTCACACCCATCACGCCTTCAAATATAACAGTGAAAACAGCAACCCGGCATGGATCAAAAGAAGGTCTACGACCTGTGCAAGCATCAAATGCCACGCTTTATATTGAGAGAGAGGGTGGTGCTTTACGAGAGTTTTTATACAACGATTCTCAGCTTACCTATAACTCTGCCAATGTTTCGTTTTTCTCCAGCCATCTTATTAAAGGTCCAACCCACATGGCTCTTAGACCATCAACGGATTCTGACGAAGGAGACTTGTTGTTAATCTGTAATGGAACAGACGGAACGATGGCTTGCTTTTCTGTTCTCCGTCCACAAAATGTTATAGCTCCCAGTGAGTTTGTAACGGACGGAACCTTTGAAGATGTTGCTGTGGACCTCACAGATATCTACACTGTTGTCAAAAGAACAATCTCGTCTGCCACCAAATATTATTTGGAATTGTTCGACGGCAATAGAACTACCGATGCCAATCTCCAGTATTTCTCAGGATCGTCCTCTCCCGATTTATCCATATCGAGTAATACTACGGCATCGGGTCTTTCACATTTGGAAGGAAAAACAGTTAAAATGGTTCGAGATGGCTTTGTGCTTTTGGACGCAACTGTTTCCTCTGCTGCCGTTACTACAGACATTGTACCTACCTCGTATTTGGAAGTCGGTTTGGATTATACCGTTGATGTGCGTACACTCCCGGCTGAACCTCGTCTTGCCTCTGGCACAGTCCAATCTCGTAAGCGTCGAATCCTTGAAGTTACACCTATTTTGGAAGCAACACAAAACTGCACAGTGAATGGGTTTGATGTTACCTTTCGTAGCCTCTCAGAGACTCTAGGATCAACGCTGAGTAGCTTTAGCGGTCGAAAACGTATTGGTCCCCTCTTGGGCTATACAGACACAGCACAGATTACTTTTTCACAAAGCCAACCACTTTTTATGACTGTGTTAGCGGTCGAATATAAACTTAGTACAGCAGGGGTATAGCATGACAATAGGAATACCAGAAATTGCAGCCGTCATAGGATTAGGAAGTTCTTTATCAGGAGCGTCAAAGCAAAACAAAGCCGGACAGATTGGCAAGCAACGCTACGAAACGCAAGCCGAACAAGAACGTATTAAATATTCTTTCGAAGCTAATAAAGCTCGGATGCAAACAGCCGAAATTGTCAGGCGTGGAAATGAACAAATGGCATCTGCTAATGCCGGGTCTTACGCTATGGGCGTTGATCCATCCTCGTTTGGGTTTGTGATTAATACGCAGCTTCTAAGCCCCCTTGTGAATGATATTATTGTGAGTGACGTTAATGCACAGCTTGCTGAGAAATCAGGTCAGGCACAGTTTGAAGACCTCATGCTTGCCGGGCAACAAGCAGCCCTCTCAGGTGGGACAGCAGCCTTGGGAACAGCAGCGTCTGGCTTTATGAACTTTGCATCATTAGCTCCCTTTACACCAAGTTCAGCGTCTATTGCTCCCCCTGTCGGGGCTCCAATGGCAAGACCATCTGTAATAGGTAATTATTAATGGCAATTAAACCTTACCGACGCACAGGACTTATGACGCAGGGGTTTCAACCCTCTCGAGGCTATGCGTTAAAGGAAGCTCAAAACACGCAGCTTGTGATGGCTGATCAGCTTGATCGGATGTCCAGTTTCTTTTTTAAACAGGCAGCAGCCGGATTTGAGGAAAAAGGCAAAGAGTATGGAGCGAGTGTTGTTCCAGACTTAGAACAAATTTCTATAGCAACAGCCGACCCAACCGACGATAAAGAACTGAATATGCCCTCGTTTAGTAATACAGTTTTTGGTCGGGCAGCAAAAAAAGAAGCCCTTGCAGTTTTAGAAAATCGCTTAACAATTCAAGCAGCAGAAGCATTTAATGAATCTGTCTTTCAAGCCACAAAGAATGGTCATACTCCGGCAACATTACGAACAGGATTAGATAGAACAATAACAGGAATATCCGATACACTACTGGCTGTATCCCCTTCTTTATCGGCAAAAGTAAAAGCAAAACTTTCTATGAGTGCAGCCGGGCATTTTCAAAATTATAGAACCCAATATTTAAACGCATCACAAACTGCTATTGATGCAACAAATGTCGAAGCTGTAGAAGTTATGCTGCAAGAACTTGGTCCAATGATTGATTCTCAATTATTAAGTGGAAATGTACTGCAACTTACTTCAGAAGCTGTAGCCTTACAAAGACAAGCTATTCGCAACGATTACGCCAAAGCAGTGCAGTTAGCCTATAAAACAGTTAGCCAACAAAACTCTGCTATGAAAAACTTTGATGATGAATTTGCAAATCATATACGCAGTCATGTTTATACAGAACTTGTCAAAGCAGATAAATTAACAGTTAAAAACGCAAAAAAAATACTTACTTTAAAAGAGCCAATAGGTCACGAAATTGATGTTGTTGTTGCAATGATGTCAGACGAAGAACGTATCCAACTCTCAGATAAAATTATAAGTGGAATTAACAATGAACAAGCTATCGAAAACACCCAAGACAACAATGCCGAAAAAGCCAAAGCCGAAAAAATCAAAACCCTCATCCAAGACTTCAACAACATTATCGCAGCCAACACTCCTAACCAAGCTACTGCAAATGCTAAGATTGAAGAGTTAAGGGCAATAGACTCGGTCAAAGCAAATGAGTTATTAGAAGTATTAAGTTCAACTGAGGGTCAACGACAGTATTCGATTGGTTCAACTGTATCCAATCTTAAAGACAAACTTGACGATGGTGTCTTAGAATATGACGAGCTTGAAGCAAGACGAAGCGAACTAAGTGCAGCAGATTATCGACAATTTAGAACAGAAATTAATGATTATGAACAATCAGGAATTAAAGATGCTTTAGTACAAGTCGCTATAGATTTAAAATTTGACCCCGATATTGAAGTTTCACAAGACATGGATCCTTTTAAAAATGAACGAGCAATTTATAATCAAATTCAAGTATTAGCAAAACAAGAACTTAAACAAGCAAGAATTGAAGATAAAGCATTTGATGCAGCAGCCGTTGTTGCTCGGATTGCATTAGAAAACAAAGATGAAATAAAAGATCAACTTCAAACACAATACAAAGAAGAGGCTGACAAAGCCATGCTCCGAGTTATTGGTGAAATTAATGAAGAATTTAATAAAGAATTTTTGCCAACGGATTATTTTTCGGTGTACGAATTTATAATAAATTCAGAAAAATCAGAAGATAAAAAACGTAAAGACTTTTATAAAAATAACAAGTTTGGAAAACCGGGAGATTTACTTTTAATAAATGCAGTACAACGCATAAAAGATTATCTTAAAGGTATAGGTGAGTTATGAGCGATCTTCTTGAAGAACTTAATACGTCACGGTTTCAACGTCAATCTGGTACAGATTATAACTTTTCCATAGAGCCGGGAAAAAGTGCCACCTTTACTCCCCCTCAAGAGTTTATGAACGATAACAATATATCCCTTCCAAGCGACTCAGAGCCACGCACAGAAGCACTAAGCGAAGAAGAAATGGAAACTATGCGATCAGAAGCCGAGCGTCTTGGAACAGACATTAGTTTCTTTCAGGCTAGAGAACTAACACCCAGACAAAAAATGAATGTAGCTTTATATAACAAATTGCAAAGTGCAGCAAAAAGTATTCTTGGCGTAGATATAAGTGAAGAAACAGGGTCAGGATATGAAACAAATTCACTCGTTCAATCTTTGACTGATGATATTACTGGAACTGAAGACAAAATGGGATTTATAGATTTCATGTTAATCGGGGCTCCATTAGGTGCAATGGAAGGCAGTGCCACAGCAAAACGAGGATTAAACGAATATAAAAATTATATAGATAAACGTGACTCTGGAGAAGTTCAGCCAGATAACTTTAGTGTCCCGGGAGCCGGTATGACGATGGACCTTGGTGCGTTAAAAGCCGGTTCTGACATACTTGCCGGGGGTGCGGAAGCAGCAATCAATGTTGCAACCTCTCTCCCTGCTGCTAAAGGTGCCTACAACCTTGCAAAAAATCTCGGTGGTAAAATTCTTAAAGGTGCAAGAACACGCAAATCAACTCGCCCCGGTGGCACAAAACTCATGTCAGGGATTGATGGTGAAAGTATTGATGACGCTATTGTTGCCGTTGGCGATATGTTTACACCGCAAGTGGATCAAGATGAATTAGGGTTTTTCTCTAAAGCATTGGAAGAAGTAAAGAATCTCAAGCAAGAAAAGGGTCAGGGCTCACAGTATAAAGCCATGTTGCTTAATGCCGGGGTAAAGCCTGACGAATTAAAATGGACGGGTCTTGATGATCTTCTAAGCAAAAAGAATGTGACCAAAGAAGAATTGATGGAACACGCTAAAAACAACCGGGTACAAATCAGAGAGACAGTCCTTGAAGGTCCAGATGAAAATACTCCGGGTTCTCTAAATTTTGATGGTGGTACGG